TGAATCGTTCAATAGACGATGTAATCATAACTGCAATGAACGCTTCTGCAAATACTGGCGTAAGTGGTGGCGACTCAACTGATCTACCAAGCAGTCAAAAGACTGCAACTTCAGACCAATCAGACGGTTTGACAATTGCAAAACTTAGATCTGCTAAATACATTTTGGACAATAACGATGTAGATCCTTCTTTGAAGAGATTTCTAGTTTGTGGTCCAAAACAAATTCAAGATTTGCTTGCTGTAACAGAGGTCACTTCTAGTGACTATGCTGTTGTAAAAGCATTAGCTACAGGAACTGTAAATAGTTTCTTAGGTTTTGAATTTATAATGTCAACACGTCTTAACAAAGACTCAACATACACAACTGATAGATTAGTTTTTGCATTTACAGAAGATGCAGTCAAACTAGCTATCGGCAAGGATGTGACTGCTAAAATTTCAGAACGAGCAGATAAATCATATTCCACTCAAGTTTACTACTCGATGGATATTGGTGCTACTCGTATGGAAGAAGAAAAAGTAGTTCAGATTCCTTGTAACGAATAATCTAGGAGGATTAAATAATATGGCTACTGCTAAAGGTGTCGAAATCACTAGATTAGACACAACACCAAGAACACTCCTAGAAAAAGGCTCTGTTGGAACCGTAAAAGTATTTATGGATACAATTGCTGCTGGAACAGGCGATATAGATGATAACGATATTATCTTACTTGCTGAAGTTCCTAGTAACGCAAAAATCCTAAGTATTAAAC